TGGCGATCGCATAGCTGAAATGCTGACGGGTGAAGACGCTAAACAAGAAGTAAAAGATACGTTAGGCGGTGTTATAAAAGGTGGTGCACTTGGATTTTTACTTGGACCTAGATTTGCATTAATAGGTGGCATATTAGGTGGTTTATTAAAAAATGAAACCGTAGATGAAGAAGCTGGACAATTATTAATTAACTTAAGAAAATTAGAAGTCAAATTTCCGGCAATAAGTACTTTTTTTAAGGGATTTGGCGATGCAGTCGGCGGTGGTTTAAAAAGTATTAATAATTTACTTGAAGGTAAAAGTGAAAATACATTTAAAGATATAGGTAAGAGTTTACTATTAGTAGGCGGCGTTGCAGCGCTCTTTATGCCCGGAAAAATATTAGCACTATTGGCTGGAGCTTCGAGGTTAATGATGGCTACACCCGCAGGTGCGGCACTATTAGCAATTGCTGGTGGTGGCGTAGGTATTAATAAATTGATGGGTAATGAAGCAACTGATTCAAGCGGGTTCATAGCTAGTACCGCCGCTACTGGAGCTGCATTATACGGTGGTAAAAAGGTTGTTGATAAATTCAAAGGAAAAAGTTCTGTCAGTAAAGCACCAGATATAGATCCAGCAAGTAAAGGATTAAAAGGTAAAGGTGGTGCAGAAAGTAGAATCGATAAAGGGTTGATGAAATCATTAAGTAAATACCCGAGACTAGCAAAGTTCTTAAAATTTGCAGGAAGATTTGGTGGACTAGGTACTTTACTTGGTGTTGGTGAAATACTTAATATGGCGAGAACTGGTAATGTTACAGTGGACGCAGTAAGCGGTTTGTTTGGTGGTATACTTGGTGGAGTAGGTGGAACTAAATTAGGTGCAGCACTAGGATCCGTGTTCCCTGGCCCCGGCACAATTTTAGGTGGTATAGTAGGTGGTGGTTTAGGTTACTTTGCAGGTGACACTGTTGCAAAGGGATTAAGCCAGTGGATGCTAGGTAAAAAGGTCGACGCTTTTGGATTTGACGCAATAAATAATTTATTTAATGACGCACAAACTTCTGCAAAAGCGACTGTTGGGAAGTTAGCTAACAGAGCAATTGATATGTTTGATTATAATTCAAACGCTAGTAAAAGCCCTGCTATGAGTGGAGTTAGAAATCAATTTGAAGCTAATCGAAATCCTTCAGGAACAACATCTGGTGGTATGGACCCTACTGGAAATGCAGGCGATGTTAATATGGTAAATTCGAATAATAGAAGTGTGACTACAAACAACAACGCCGGAGTTGTACTAGATAACGCCGGCGTTATTGATAGACAAGATAATCTAAGTAATCAGATTAAAAATCCTAGTAATTTATTCTAAGCATCTTCTTTCGCTAACTTAGCAAAATAAGACATAGTGTCTTCATCTTCACTACTGATTTCTTCAACAGTAACAGGTTCCATTGCAGCTACTGGATCATTCATCTTGATTTCTTCTTTTACTGAATATGAACCTGCATTCATTTCTTCACCAAGAACTCTCATTAATTTAGCTTTAAGTTCATCATATGTCTTGTAGTTCTTTGGATTAGTGAACTCAGTAATATCGTGCATTTGGTTATACACTTCTTCAAGTTTAGCTTCATCACTTTCAAGAAAAGAAGATGGAGAAGCAAACTCTGACTTATCATAGTTTCTATAGCCTTCAACATTTCTTATCTTAAGTTTGAAGTTAGCACCTTCCCAAAAATCAAATGCATCCATTGGAGTTTCATCTGCAAACTCTGGATTCATTTTATCCATAATCTTATCGAAGATTTTCTTTCCAAATTTATATAGAAATACCTTACCTTCATTTTGAGGCGCTGATGGATCTTGAACTACATATATGTTTGTAGCATAATGTAATCTTCTTTTTTGAGATCTTGCTTTTTCTTTGTCGGCATCAATACCAGAATTCCAAAGCCTTGAATTCAATTCACCAACTGGATCAGTTTGACTTATTGATGTAAGTGAGTTTTCAATATACCATAAACCAGTTGGACCTTTAAAGCCGTGATCCCAATACCTCACAAATGGTATTGCACCATCTTTGCCAGGAAGAAATCTAATAATAGCATAGCCATTACCTGCTTTATCAACTGTGGGTTTCCACACTCTTTCATCTACGTAAGACTTTTGTTCGCCTCCGCTGACGGATTGTGCTGCTTCTATAATTTTATTGATGTTTGAACCGCGATTGCGTTTTAATGTTTCAAATGACATTGTATTGTCTCCTTATTTGCTGAAATATTAACTGTATTATTGCATTGTGTAGTATTATATATACGACTACTCAAATAGTGATGAGTCAATGGAATTCTTTTTAGGTAAAAAGTTTAAGTCCATTGCCTCTGCTTCAAGCTTATCTCTAATAACTGGTGATATGAATTTCTTTACATCTTCAGGTTCAATATCATTCGTTTCACAAACTTTTAATATTGCATCCATATAAGGTATTTTCATATCAACAGCGGTACTTTCAATAAGCTTTGTAAATTTAGACTTTGTTAGAAATTGTTCTTCTATTTTCATTTGTCTAAAATCCTTAGTAAAATTGTATCTTTATTGATTCTGCCATTAGGCACTTTTGTTTTTGTTTTAATAGTTTCCCAAGCATCATTTATTTGCTTTGGCGTTTTCTGTAAAACAATCGGTAAGAAGTCAAGTGGTTTACGTAAACACACAGTTCTACTTAAACCGTTAGAAATGTTCTTAATAGTCGAACCAGATATTTCAAATCCATTTGGACTTTCAGTAACATATTCAATAACCATTTTACTTTTAGTATTGAATGCATACAACCTTGTCTTTGTAGGTATCTGAATTGGATTAATTGATACGATTTTAAAATCATTATCTTCTTTCTTATATTGTACTTTAGCAACTTGTTTATCAACAGACTTAGGTCTTTTGATTTTAACATTTCTTGATGCTTTAGTTGCAGACCTAATTCTTTCTAAGTCTTCCAACATTGCAGTACATATTTTAATTCTTTGATTGAGAGTTGACCTTTTTAGGTGGGAGTAACCTTCAACTGCTTGATCACATCGTTTGTGGTAAGCATCCTCATAGTCAAGGAGCCAACCCTCAATCATAGGCTTAACGTGGCTTATAGCTGTATTCGTTAGGCCGTGGTACTTGAATCTATCATAAATATTAATAGTGGCTTCGTCACCATCGATCCACTTGTCTTCTAGTTCAAGTAATTCTTGCATAATAGTATTATTAATCTTACGTACTAATTTTTCTTGTGGTGATATAGTAATTATATTACTTTTAGCTTTTCTTTCAGCTTGCTTTTCTTTGTAAATGATTTTACCTTTTTCAATTAATGGTGTCATTCTATCAAACAAATGTGATAAGAAATCAGGAGCTTTATCAGACTCAACTGTTTTATGTAAATCATTATTATACCAGAAAGCTGTTGCTGCATGGTGTGTCATAGTAAAATGATATTCAGAATTAGCTAAAATATATTTAGATGGTTGAGGAAAGTTTTTCTTAACCCATGTCTTAACTTGGCTTATGCAATCTTTCTTATCAACATGTAAATGAAAATAATCTTTGACTGCGTCAAATCCTTTATCAATTGGTACACCAGCTAAACCTGTTCTAGCTCTTGCCCTTAATACTTTCTTTTTAGTCTTCTTACCTTTTAGTGCTTGTAGTCCCATATTAAACTCCCATTTATATGTTGTTGTCGTTAATGTATTGTTTTGTTGCGCTTCGTACTATAGTAGGATATTCTCCTAAGTAAGTACCAGCATCTAAATCTTTTTTAGTTACTAAATGCTTATGCATATGCTCAATGTTATCGTAATTTGCAAGAATGTCTTTCGCTAACTGATCGAATTCACTATCTGGAATTAAGTTAGTGTCAAGTTGATAATAGGCAAATGCACACATTAAGTATTTAGCAATAGGGTTCTTCATTAAGCATGGCCTCTTATCTTAAGAGGCCATGCATTGCATCAGTGTCAGTGTAGTACTTATCCTGATGAGCTATGTTAATCTTAGTAGATATGGCTGCGCCTAATCCACTATTTTTTTCGATGAGCTTTTGAGCAAACTCATCTTGGTGAATAGCTGACATTGCTTCTAGTTGTTTGATAATTGTATCATAATTAAACATAATAAAATAAACTCCCTTTTTAATTTTATAGTATTATTATACACCAGTTTTACAGAAATGTAAAGGAAAAAATGCATAAAATGCAAATTAATTTCTCCTCATTGTTGAGTACTCTTTAGGATCTGCATCTTTAGTTACAGGTACCATGTTAGATTTATGCATGGTGGCAATACCTGTAATAAACGTACCTGTGTACGCATTTGTTTTAGACTTACCAACAACTTTACCAGTGTAGTTGCTTGTTGGTAGAGAACGTGAATGCTCTTTATAATTAGGAGCACTAATACCTGAATCTTTATTTTTGTTTTTAAGCTGAGATGGATGTACACCTCTATCCATAAGCCATTTATCGTGTTCAGCTTGAGCTTTTTGCCAACCTGCTTTACGAAAAGGCTTTTTCTTTTTAGTACTATTATTGTTGTAGTAAATTGGTAATAAATGCATTGTCATTTTTCACAGCTCCAGATAATTTATTTAAATCGACATAACCATAGTTGATGGCAAACAGTATTGCAACAATTATCATAATAAAAACTGCATTACGGAAGAACCAACCGACTATGGAAAAGAATACTCCTACAATCAATGCTCCAGCTACTGCGAAGAAGAGGAGTTGAAAATATAGCGGTAGCATTGATTGTATCTCAGAAGGACTAGGCATATAGCTCTAGCTCCTTTTGTGCTTCCTCAGGTGTGGCAAAGTAACCACTGTACCTGTTGTAGGGCTGGATAAATCCTTCAGACTTATCTATCTTGCCAACGTACCAACCGGCAGCTGAGGCCATAACGATAGCTTCTGATACGCCATCGTTATCAAATTGAATGTCTTTGATTTCTTTAGTGAATTGCATTTTAGTTTCTCCGCTTTTTTCATTTTAATAGATATATTATACCATAGTTTTTAGCAGATGTAAAGGAAAAAATGCATTTAATTTAAAAAAAGTGATTAACATATTAACTATGTTTTATCTCTTTGTATTTTGTCTGGTCCAGAGTTTGACGATAACTCTGGACTTTTATTTTGCAAAGCATCTAGCTGAGCTCTTAGATCTTTTATACGTTCATACAATGTATACTTTTCTTTAGTCTCTTCAGCTAGTTGCTTTTTAAGCAAATCATAATTATTGAAGGGTTTCGTCATCTTCCATCTCCAGTTCGAACACAAACTCCATACCGTTATCATTATGAGATTGATGAACACATTCTCCTAAAGTATAGTTATCATCATCAACGGTAAAGACTATTTCTTTTTCTTCGTTAAATTTTTTTAATTTTTCTTTTTTGAAATTTATAACATTTGATTTTTTAGACATTAGTTTCTCCTGTATTTAGTTACAATGCTCCTGCACCAATTGCTGGTTCAGATGTGTTCTAAATACTTTTTTACTTTATAGATCTATTATACTATAGTTTTACGTAAAAGTAAAGGAAAAAGTGATTAACCTGTTAAATGCTTAGCGTGTATTTTACAACCTATAAAGTTGTTGTAGTAATCTTCACGTAATAGTACGTCATTGGCAAATTGCAACTTAGCTTCATGATATGACATATCGCCTTTGGTTTTACAAAGTCTTAAAATCTCTCGGTTAAAGCTTTCTGTTCCTTGTGATTCCACAAGTCTCCGTACTTCATCGGACGATCCATAGTAAGTTTTCCAGTCAGATTCTGTACGTGTTCGTACGCGTCTCTTACGTGTTTTAGTGATGGGGAGAGTCTTAGGTTTCCAGAAATTTTTCTTTCCAATATATCTTTTGCCGGTATCGAGTTCTGTGATTTCATATACAAAGCCTTGGTACTCCTCGGGTGTAGTTTCAAATAGTTTATTATTGTAATGCCACATAATGTTATTTATTCAGATGATTCAACTTCTTCTGGTTCTGCTCTTCTTCCACATAATGAACAATATTTTGGTTTTTCTTCTGAAGCAATGTAAGATATGTTATCGCATTCTTCACACTCTATTTCGTAATCCTTCAACGATCTCTCTCTTTCTTTTGTCAGATGCTTTAAACCACTCAGCTATTTCCTGAGTAGTTCTTCCACATCCAATGCATACTTGATTTTCGACTTTGCAGACTTTGACACACGGTGAAATTATCTTAGAAATCGATTTCACATTCACCGCCTGCACATGCAGCCGCTGCGAGGGTATCAACATCTGTATACTTCTTTTCTGTTATATCTTCTTTCCAATCAATCTGTTTTAAGTTTGATTGAATTTTTTTCCATTTATGTAATAGATAAGCATCTTTTAAACAACCTTCTGAAGCTTTTATATCTCCATCACAATAGTTATTTGCAAAGTTTTCAAATCTACGAACCCAGTCTTTTCTAGCAGAATTTTCTGAAGATTCGACTGATAAGTCTAAACCAAAACCTTGAGCAGTTGAACATGCATCCCATAGATTTGGATATACTTTAAGAGCATCAACAACTAAACCTGAAGCAAAGATTGAAGCATCACCATATTTCTTGACCATAGTCTTGGAATCAATAACTCCAGTATTTGGAGCTTGATTGTAATCTTTATCGCCAGTCATGGCTAAGAATGAAATGCCGGCAAAAGCATCACGATTTTCATACACGTATTTTTCTACATTATCCCAATCGTCTACAATAATAGTATTTGATACGTTATGTCTTATACCTTTATCTGCACAAAGATCTTCATTAGTTCCAGTTTCAACCCAATGCTTTTGAGCTTTCTTAACAAGTTCTAAATGCTTAATACCTAATAGATCGTCTTTATACATTGAACC